CCAGGTCCAGGATCACAAAATAAAGCTCCAAAAGTTGTTGTAATGAAAATTAGTGATGAAGAATCATGTAGCAATGAAGAATCACCTAGTGATCAAGAAATTGTCCACATACAAGCCGGTGAAACTGAAGATTCAGGTTGCGGTGATGATTGCGGCTGTAATAAAGAAGACGATAGTAAAGGCAAAACAATTTACGATGGTGAGTTAGATATGGCTAGGCTAGAATTATTGAAAGCTAATGAATATGCAGCTAAATTATTTCACCATATAGGTAATCATCCTGAAAGTGATTACCTTGAAGGTTGGGTAGCAAGTAAAATTACTAAAGCAGCAGATTATCTATCATCAGTATATCATTATCTAGATTATGAAGATAACTTCCCTACTAGAGAACCTTGTTATAGTGATGAGGAAGAAAAAGATGATGATTTAGAGTTAGATGATGATGATATGACCAAAACTGCTAAAGAAACAGGTTTTGGAGCCTAAACTAATTTACCCATTTACTGTATAAACTGTTTTCAGTTTTTTTAATAAATTCACTATAACAATTAAACAAATAATTGTCTATTTGACTAGGCTTTAAATTTTTTATATAAGGTTTTATTTTTTTACTATATATTGGTTTTATATCCCACTCATTTTTATTATTATAAATTCCACTTAAACCAAAATCAAATATTTTCCAAACCTTATCTTTTTTAGAGTAACCAATATTTGTTTTCTTAATATCTATATGAGCTATATTAAGTTTATTCAATTGTTTCATAGACATTTTAATATCTTTTAAATAATTATCAATTTCATTATTTTTAGGAAATAATAATTTTGCTTTAGAATCTTTGTCAATAGTTGCAAATTTTTCCATTAATATTTCTCTATTTTTTTTATCTACGTTATAAATTTTTATTAAACTTTTATGAGGATTTTTTTTAATTAAATTTGCAACTTCTAATTCATTTTCAGTACATCTTATTTTAAATGCTTTTTCACCCATATAACCTATATTACTAAATTTTTCTTCCCCTATAAAGAAAAATTTTTTTTTCTTACTAGTTATCATAAAGAATCTAATTTTAAATCTTAAACTAATTTATTATCAAATATTCTTTTTACCTCTTCATCCATAGAGCCGTATAAGTCCATAATTATATCTCTTCGCGTTTTTTCGTCTGAATTTTTATATTTATTACGGATATCAGTAGCACCTCCAGTAGGTTCCCCTAATACATCATACTGAACAGTAGGAACTTTCATTAAATAGGCATTTAATTTTTTATCTTGACTTGCAAACTTTAAATTTTCATTATCTCTATAAAAATGCAAGGGGGTATCTGGATTGTTTAAATAATCATCTGGAAATCTTCCTACATCTCTTTCACCACCTGCAAAAATAACTTTAGTTTTTTCTAAATCGTAACCTTCTAAAGCTTGATTAGGTGCAATTTTACCACCAACTGAATATGTAGTAGTTGATTGTTTAATATCGTTAGGATCAACCCCTGCACTTTGCATCATTATCTTTTTTTCTTCAAAAGAAAAAGGTGATTTATTTGGTTCTTGTTTATCACTGGTAGTAATAAAAACGTCAGCAGTTGGAAATTTTTCTTTTATTTTATTATATACAGCTGCATGACCTTTATGAAAAGGGTGAAATCTACCCGGGTAAATAATTACAGTTTTCGGTAAACTTTCTGCATCTTCAAATTCATTTATAATTTTAAACATTTCATTAAATGAACCTAACTTTTTTCTACCCGGGGGATGCATTTGTAATCTTGTTCCTTCTCCTGTATTAAAAATAGGAGGGTTATTAACATAAAATTCTTCATCCCCAGGTTTACCTGCCATAAAATTAGCTCTACTGAATTCTAATCTATCTACTAATTTAACTGCATTTCCATCTCTATCAATAGCAACATAACCTTCAGGAGATGATACTTTTAATGTACCATCTTCCCCATCAATAAAGTGCTTAGTTTTATAAACTGCATTATTATACTTGTTTATAAAAATTTGTTTAGCTTCTGATAAATGTTTACTAATTTTAAATAAATTTACTATATTTGTTTTTTCTTTTTGTATATTGGATAATAAACTATCATAGGTTTCACTTATTTTTTTCTGCCCTGCTTCAGTTTTCCTTTTTAAAATTTCTTTTTCTTTTCTATTTTTTATAAAATTAACAAATGTATTATAGCTATTTTCAGCATCTTTTAAGTATTCACCTTGTTTGATTTCTACATTAGTGTATATGTTAATTAAGTCTAATGGTAAAGATTCATAATTTACAGGAATTTCTTCAACTAAATTTAAAATATTCTTTATTTGATCTGTTTCATCTTTTGTTAGAGTAACTACCCCGGTATCATCTTTAAAGAAAGCATCATCATACCATACATCATTAGATTTATTTAAATTATCAACTTTTACTCCAAATTTAGCACCTCCACCTAAATCATCATATTCAGTATGAAAAATAATACCAAATTTTGATTGAGCCATTTTTTTACCTAAATCTGAATCTACTTCAACCGCATATTTTATAGTATTAGGTTTGAAAGTTAAATGCTTAACCCCATCAATATCTTCTATTTTTAAAGAAGAATCATCAAACATAAAATCTCCTTGTAATATATTTTTTATTCCTAATTCGGGTAAATATTTTAATGCTTTTTTAAGTTTATCTGCTAAACCTGGAGCATTTCCATGATTTAATTCTACATCTTGATCAGTATAATTAAATTTAGGATTTATATTAAAAATAGATTTTGTACCTACGAAAAATTTACCGTTAACAGGGTTAATACCTACAAACATCGCTGGTGCTCCGTCCCATTTAACTGTAGTACCAACTCTACCACTATTAGTTTCAAGATGATTTAATAAATCAATTAAAAATTTACGTGCAGTATCATAACCTTGTTTACCCTGTTTCAATACTAATTCTTCCAAATGGGTTAAATGGGTATTAGCCTTTGCAGCTTCAGTTATTAGATATTGTTTAAAAGTTTTCATTTTATTTTACTGTTAAACCTACTGCACCGAAAAAACTATCAGATTCTATCTTTGAAACATTAAAATGCTCAGTAATAATTTTATATACATCACTAAATGTAGTTGAATCATCTATTTTAAAAGCATATGAGTTAAAATTACCATTACAAGCCCATAGTATATTAAATTTATGACCGTCGTCATTCCAGTAATAAAGTACTTGTAAAGCTCCAATAATATTTTTTATGTTATTTTCATTTTTTACTAGATTTAAAATATTTTCATTAGATAACCATTGCTTAAAAGAAGATATTACTTGACTATTAACATTAGGTTTAGGAGTACCATATGATAATAAATTAAAAACTGCATTTTCTTTTACTGATTTACTTTTTTCACTATCTAATACAGTTTTTATCATATTTACTAATGTTTCATAAGCTACCTTACTACCTTTACCGGCTTCAGAAAAAGGTATGTTAAATTTTTCAGAAATAGTTTTAATATTCTTTAAAGCAATATCTGGATTACCAGTACCCATTCTAGCTTCTTTTGCTTTTACTTCAATAAATTCTCCCTTTCTTTCTAAATCACCTACACCTGCTTTTTTTGTATCTGATAAAAATATTATTCCAGCCAATTCTGGCCAACCTACACTAACTGAACCTTTACCCGGCTGATAGCTAATAGCTTCTACAAGTTCTTTTGAATGTTCTCCAATAAATTTTGATGGGTGATTTGAAACTACAAAATCCACCCAATTAAATTCTTTATCTAATGGTAAATCATCGCTTATTTTATTACTATTTAAATCATTTACTATTTCAAGAACTTCTTTAAAAGCATCACTATCATCCATATCAACAAAATTCATAATATGATTTTTAATTGCAGATACTGCATCTTTATCTCCTGATGAAAGGCTTGAAGAATTTTTTCCTAAATTTAATAATTTTGATATACCATTATCTATTTTTTCTTGTACTTTTGGTTCGTTAGCAGACATATATACCTTACCTGCCCCTTCTTTTTTGCTACGACCTTTAGGTACCCTAAATTCAGCACCTACAGCATCTTCTAATTCTTTATCATCAAAGGGTAATCCATACTGTACAGTATCACTAGGCATTTTTGATCTTAAATCTTCACCAATTACCTTCTGTCTAGGTAGTTTGGGTACCTTTTTACCTGCTGCTTCCTGCAAGTATATATCTGTTAATGATTTCCAGCTCATGTTGCAACGTCGATATCTTGTGAATATTTTTTCATCATATTAATTAATTTTTGTAAAGATTCTTTAGCATTTACTTCATTAATATCAGAAAAATCAGCAAGGGCTTCAACATCGCTTGGTTCAATTTTTGTAACTAAAGCTTTTTTAATTAATCTTATTAACAAAACTTCCCCTTCAGGTGATAATTGCTTAACTTCTGGTTCAGGGGCTGGAGCTTCAGCTGGTTCTTCTACTGGCAACTCAGTTGGTAACTCAGTTTCATCTTGTTCTAATACTTTATTATATTGTTTTAAGAATTTTTTCATTATATATCTATATTTTTAATTTTTTTGGCTATTTTTTTCATAACATCACCATAAGCTTTGTTAATTTCTTTTTGAGGATCTCTTTGAAAAGATCTTCTTGTAGGGTCATTAGCTAAACTTTGTGCTACCCTTATTGCTTTTTCTTGATCTTTAGTTAAAAATTGTTCTTGATCTTCTATTTTTCTTAATGATAATAAAGTATTAAACATTTTTTCTAATTCTTTATATTCATTACTACCATCATTTACAAATTGACCAGGTTGTATTTTTGAATTATGAAACTGATCTACTAATTTATCTTCTCTATTATAAAGTTCTTGTCTTGCATCAGCGTACTGACTGTTATTTCTAAAAGCGTGTGCCTTTTGTCTTAATTTAGCCTTTTTTTCTGGATCTTTTTCTTTCATGACTTGCATGAACAGATCTTTACGTTCTTTTTCTCTTTCAAGATGACTTTCATAATCATACTTCTTTTTAAACTCATCTGTTTCAGCTGCTCCTGAACGTATTTTACTTACATCTTTATTAACAAAATCACTAAGATTAGTTAAAAACTTATTTAACAATACATCAGGGTTTTTACTATCATATGCTGCACCAGTCATTCCATGCTTATTCATTGAATACAATCTTGCAAAACTTGCAGCATCTAATATATCTTGAATAGTCTTTCCTTGAAGACTTCTCATAAAATCTCCGAATGAACTACTGGATTTAACTATAGCTTGTATTTCTTCGGCTGAAGAGCTAATAACTGGGCCATATTCTCTTAGAAAAGAGTTGGCTACTTTATCAAATTTATCCATATTATTATTTATCTAATTAGAAGTAGTTTTGTAGATAGTCTATTAAAGTAATCTTTATTCAAAAATGTTAGTTCATAACGCTTAGTAAAGTTTTTAACATTTGAAAAGGTATATCTGCTTATATCTAAATTATTGATTTTACTAATCATAGAATTAATTGTAGTTTGAGCCTTACCATCATTAATACTAATCAAATGGTCTAAATATACTATTGAATATTTACTAATATAAATTTTAACTGGTAATATTTTATCAACTTTACGTAAAAAATTAGTAAAAAACGTTAAAATATCTTTTTCAGTATAATATTTTGTTAATTCACAATCATCTAGCTGGGTATTATTAAAATAAACTATAGATTTAGTATTACAATCTAATAATTTGTCGCATATACCATATATAGTATAATGAAATATAAATTTTTTAACTGATAAATTATTAATACTTTTTTCTAAAAGGTTAAACTCATGTAGTGAGTTAATTATTTGATGCTGAATATTATCTATTAACAGTTCATTGAAGTCTATTATAGTAAAATCATAATTTTCTATATGTAGGTCAGACATCATTCATTTATTATAATACTGTTCCAGAAAAATTTTAGGCGCTTTACCTATTCTGCAGTTTATAATACCGTTATAATAATTTTCACTTAATAGTACATCTTTTTCAAATTGCATTTTAGCTTCGAAGTATGATAACTCAAATTTACTATTGCAAAATTTTAAAATTTTAAAAATAAATTTATCATTACCAAATGTAGATATATCTAAGTTTAACGCATCAGAAGAACCGGTATATGTTTTCCAATCACTTTCTATATGATCAATACGTTTACGTTTTTTACCCTTTAAAGGTTTACGTCTAATTTTTCTAGTCATTTGCTTTTTACCTATATATTTTTTACCGTTTATAGTATTGGTAATTTCATATATAAAGCCGAAAGCATTTTCAGGAATAGCTTCATTAACTTTCCATATACCTGTATCCATTCAGATATTTACTACTACTTTTTATTTTTTCTACGTTTCTTACGTTTTGGTTTAATAGCACCTCTGCGTGTTTGTACTGCTCCTAATGCAAAAGGTTTTCTATAATCACCTGGAGCATAAAAATCCCCTTGTGTATGACCTACTGCAGCAGCTGGACCTAATGCGCCACCACCTACACTATTTTCATCCTCATCTTTTACTTTTTTTCTACCTTTAGTTTTAGATAATTCTTTTTTCTTATCTTTATGAACTCGAGTTTTTGAACCCATAAATCCTTGTTTATTTTTTCTAACTTTAATATCTTCAGCATTTTCTTCTTTTGCATCTAAATAAGCAGCTATTGCCATTTCTCTTTTTTTCTTTTTAGACTTACCTTTAAACTGCGGAGCTTTAGACTTTTGAAAATCTTTTACATAATCACCAGCATCATGTTTTTTAGGGTTAAGTTTTTCATTTAAACTTTTAATAAATGCTTTTTCAAATAAAGTTGTTTTTTTCATAATAGTATTTATAATTAATATGTGAATTTATTAGATCAATATATAGATGAAATAGAAAAAGACTTGCAAATTAATGAGTTCAATTTAAAAGATTCATCGATGAAGACCCCTGCAAGAAAACATTATTGGGTATCAAAATTAATTAGGCATAAAAAAAATCTTTTAATACTAAGAAAGCAAAGAGATAATATAAAAAGAGAAGTAACTGAAAAATTAATTGAGGAAAGCCCGGTAAAAATTACATTACCAGTTGCAGAAAAAGCAAGTTATAAGCATGAAAAAATGAAAGAGGTATCAGAAAAAATAAATGAAGAAGAATTAATTATAGAATTTCTTGAAAAAACTGAAAAAACTTTTAGTGCTGTAGGTTTTGATATAAAAAATATTATTGAAATAATGAAGATGGAACAATTGTAATGAAATTTATTTTAGATAAAAATAAGATTCGTTTAATATCAGATCAGATAGATGATATAAGAGAACATTTTAGTGTTAAAGATGATACCGCAAGATTTAGATTAAGAGGTAGAGCAAGATTTTATTCTAACCCTCGTATATATTGTATTACCCCAACAGGTTTATTTGAACCGGGTTTATTTTTTGACATATTAAGTTATATAAAAAATGAATATTCGGATGTTAATATAGAAGTAGATGAAGATGTACAAGATATAGTTAAACCAAATAATTTTAAAAAAAGTTCGGTATATAATTTATTAAAATATCCTTTAAGAGATTATCAATTATCATCAGTAGAAAATGCTTTAAAATTTGGTAGAGGAATAATTAAATTAGGTACCGGTGGTGGTAAGACATTAACTATAGCCTCATTACTTATGAGTTTATATGAAGATAATCCTAAATTAAAAATTTTAATTATTGTTCCGGATTTAGGATTAGTTAATCAAACTTATAGTGATTTTGATGAATATGATGTAAAATTTAAGTTTACGAGATGGACGGGTAAAATTAAACCCGATCTTACTGCTAATTGTATAATAGCTAATAGAGGTATATTACAAAGTAAATTTGAAGATAATGATTGGATAAAATATGTTGATACTTTAGTAGTTGATGAATGTCATACTATAAAAAAATCTAATAAAATTAGTAAAATGGTTAGTCAAATAACCACAAATAATAAGTTTGGTTTAACCGGTACGTTACCTGATAATAAACCTGATGAATGGAATATTTTAGGTAAATTGGGTAAGGTTATATATGATAAGGATAGTTATGAACTTAGGTTAGAGAGTTATTTAACTAACGTCGATGTTAAGGTAATAGACGTTAAATATAATGACAAACCGTTATATGTTTCAGGTAATAATAATTTTAAAACTGAATTAGATTTTATATATACAAATGAATTTAGAAATAATGTTATCGATAATATCTGTAATAAATTTAATAATAATTCTTTAATATTAGTAAATCATTTAGCTCATGGTGATGCATTATATGATAAATTGTCTAAAAGTAAAGATAAGCAAGTCTTTTTTGTCAAAGGAGAAGTAGAGGTTGAAACTCGAGATGAAATTAAAAAGATTATGGAAACTAATAGCAATGTTATTTGTATAGCTATGAGTTCAATTTTTAGTACTGGTATAAATATTAAAAATATCCATATGATTATGTTTGCATCCGGTGGTAAAAGTTTTATCAGAACTATTCAATCAATTGGTAGAGGTTTAAGATTGCATGAAAGTAAAAATAAATTATTAATTATTGATATATGTGATCAACTAAAATATGGTATACGCCATGGCGATAAAAGAAAAGAAATTTATAAATCTGAAAAAATAAATTTTACTACTACTCAGATAGTTGAAAAATAATATTATTATACTATAATTAAGTTATGGCTAATACTAAAAAAACGACTGGTAAGCGCAGAGGACCTAAACCTAAAAAAACTGAATTTTACGTTGATCCAAGAGAACTTAAACAAGAACTAATTGATTATTATGAATCAGAAGATTGTACTTCTAAATTAGGTGATATGATACATAAAATAGCTCACGGTCTAAGTTATTCTTCAAATTTTATAAATTATACATATCGAGATGAAATGGTAGGGGATGCATTGGTAAAAATGTATACGGCTGTTACAAATAAAAAATTTGATATAACATCAGATTATAATCCATTTTCATATTTTACAACCATAGCTTTTCATGCTTTTATAAATAGAATAAAAAAAGAAAAGAAGCATGCAGAAACCTTAAGTCAATATAAAGAAAAAATATATGAACAAGAGATGTTAGAATCTACCGATGGTAGGGTTTATGTCAAACCAATGAGTGATGATATAGACGATAACGATGGTAATGAATAAAATAGCTATATTTTCTGATATACATTTAGGTGTACACCAGAATAATGATTTCTGGCTTGGTGTAGCTAATAAATGGGCTGATTGGTATATTAAGGAGCTCAAAGATAAAAATATTACTGATATAATATTTTGTGGGGACTTTTTTCATTATAGAGATGAAATATCGGTTAAAACTTTAAATTTTGCTAAAGATTTATTAGATAAATTTAAAGATTTTAAAATTACAATGATTACTGGTAATCATGATGCATGGTATAAGGATACTTCTGAAATTAATAGTTTAAGTATTCTTAAAGGTTATAAAAACTTAACTGTTTATGATAAACTTGCAACTGTAGATTATAAAAATAAAATAGTATCTTTTTGCCCTTGGGGTACTAAAATTGATGATATACCTAATAGTGATTTAATATTTGGTCATTTTGAATTAGAAAATTTTAAAATGAATATGTTTAAAATTTGTGATCATGGTGATGATCCAGATATATTGGTAGAAAAATCTAAATTAATTTTTACCGGTCACTTTCATGCTAGAGATGAAAAACGTTATAAAAAACAAGATAGTTCTATTATATATGTCGGTAATCCTTATGAGATGGATTTTGGCGATACAATGCAAACTAAAGGGTATTATATTTTAGATTTAGAGGATATGTCATATGAGTTTTTTGAAAATAATATTACACCAAAGCATATTAAAATGATTTTATCTAAACTGATTAATATAACAGATGTAGAAAATGTATTTAAAAACTCATTACCTGGTAATATTATTAAATTAATTATTGATAAAAATATCAGCAGTGATCATTTGGATGCTTTAGTAACAAAACTAACTACGTATAAGCCAGTTGAATTAAGGATTGATTATGATGTAAATTATAATAAACTTAAGATAA